GATAGTTCGTTGAACTAACAAGTGCCAACCGGCACTAAGAACCCCGCAAAGCCTTGAGCTAGCGGGGTTTTCTTTTGGTTACATTGTTTTTTGACGAACTAACAGGAAGTGACGAGAGGTGCATCCGTAACGGTGAACGTAACGGTGATTTCTGCCTGTATGATGGGCAAAGAAAAACCACCGTTACGGATTTCGAAGGCCAAGAACGGTGGTTTCTCGAGGTTCGCCCTGTCGCACAGGTGAAGTAATGGCCTTCACCGTTACGCGCCGGACAGGGTGAGTTTACCACTCAATCCACCGTTACAGGAAACTCACCATGCTCTCTGAGACTAAGCTGCAGGCGATTCGAAGGAATCCCTCCACCGTCACAACAAAAAGGCTAGCTGATAAAGACGGCCTTTACATCCGAATCAGCACCGCCGGCACAATCACGTTCGGCTACGACTACTACGTCGGCGGCCGTTCAGGCCATCGCGGCACGATCAACTTCGGCCAGTACCCCGTCGTTTCACTCGCCCAGGCCAGAGAGCGACTGTTGGAAGCAAGGCGCCTTGTTGCCGCAGGAAAGGATCCTCAGCGCGAGAAGAAGGCTGCAGCCGACAAGGTGAAGGACGCACTCACGCTCGATGAGTGGTGGCACTCCTACATAAAGGCGTCTCCGCTGGCCGACTCAACGATCAAAATGCGAAGCGCAGTTTATGAGCGAGACGTCAACCCCGCCTTCGGCAGGCGCAAGCTGCAAGAGATCTCCTCTGATGATGTCCGCAGACTCTGCGACAAAATCCTCAACCGAGGCGCGCCGGCAGTCGCAGTCCACGCCAGAGAGATCATCAACCTCGTCTATCGCTGGGCACGCCTCAAAGGCGAAAAGGTCCAGAACCCGACGGAGGACGTGCCTCCGTGTTCCATCGCACACTTTAAGCCGCGTGAGCGCTGCCTATCGCCGCATGAGATTCACGCTGTTCTTGATGCGTTCAAGTACATCGGCGCAGACAGCAGCGTAAAAATCGCCTCCAAGCTCCTGCTCCTTACTTTTGTCCGCAAGTCCGAACTCACCAACGCCACGTGGGGCGAAATCGACTTCGAGAAGAAGCTCTGGACAATTCCGGCTGCGAGAATGAAGAAGCGGGCCGCGCATCTCGTGCCGCTCTCAGATCAAGCCATTGACCTCCTTGTGGCGCTCAAGACAATGGCAGGCGCATCAGAGTACATCCTGCCAGGCCGCTACGATACTTCAAAGCCAATGGCGAACTCCACGCTCAACCGTTTTCTTTTCATCGCCGCAGAGGAAGCCACGAAGCACGGAACGCCGGTCGATCGCTTCGGCCCGCACGACCTAAGGCGTACAGCCTCCACAATCCTTCACGAACGCGGGTATGCGTCTGACTGGATTGAGAAGCAACTAGCTCACGAACAGAGGGGCGTCCGTGCGGTCTACAACAAGGCGCAGTATCTCGACCAGCGTCGAGGCATGATGCAGGATTGGAGCGACATTGTGGACTGCTTTGCCGCCGGCAACCTTGTGTAAGTCGTGTTCGCCGCATATAATGAGCCTTGAGAGCTCGTCTCTCATGCTCAAGCATAGTTTCAGAACTGGTTTCAGAACTGAGGCGTGCAAGAGTTAAGATGTAAAGAAAAAGCCCAGATGGTTCGCCTTCTGGGCTTTTTTGATTACCTTTTTACATATGTATATGTATAATTTAAGACATGAACGCACCAGTGAGAAGACGCGCAAGGTGCTTCATGGAATCGGAGAAGAATATGACGGAAAGAAAGGTACAGGGGCGTCCGAGACAGACGCGTGAAGGCGGCATGAACGTCTTGATTTACATTCCGAAGGAACTGCGCGAGCAGTTGAGGGAGTTGGGCGGCTCGAAGTGGATCGCTGAGCAGATCAAAAAGACCATGCCGGAGAAGCAAAGCAAATGAAGAAATGGCGCGACCTTACAAACGAAATGGAAGGCATCGACCTTCGCAACCTGTCAGATGACGCGCCGCTTTTCGCGCGGGTTTTCGCAGAAGCCGTGGGCGCGAGAGAGTGCGCCTACCCCGAGCTTGCAATGCATATCGCGCGCCTTGCTGCGTGCTTTTACTTGAGAGGCGACGACGATGACAAATGGGCACGCTACGCAGTGAATCAGGTGCTTCACACGCGAAACGCTCACAAAGTAGTCGTGACGTGGGCAGCAGTTGAGATGAGGTCAGACATGTACGAAAACCCGAGGCTCGATCTTGATATGTACAGCCTCAAGCGAAACGAGGACGGCCGCTGGTGCTACTTTGTCAGAAAGTTGGTCGACGGTTTTGTGAATCCTGCCTATATCTCGCGATTTTTCACGCCCGAAATTGACGCAATGCTTTCTGAGTACCACAAGAATTTAGCCCCGATGTACGAATTCCCCTTCCGGGGCGTGACGCGGTATCCGCAACACACTAACGCCTTCCCGACTGGGGACGTGTTTTGCGGCTTCCCCATGATCTGCACTGATGATGACGACGATGGCTGAACTGCTCGGTTGTATACATTGATGTGCACATACGACCCAAAAAGTACAGTTACAAAAAAACCGCCCCACCTACCGATGATGGTAGGCGGGGCGTTTTCAGGGGCAGGATTTCTCGACGCTCCATATGATCGAACATCAATACTCTCGTAGCCCGTATAAATTTGCCTCGCGGAGCGGCGGAAATTTCTAATTACGTAGAATTCTACATAATTAGAGCTGTATCAGATCCGATACCACAGGCTATCAATTACGAATAAAAAGGAAACCGCGCGGAGTGAGCATCCACTGGTTCGGAGAATATGACGTCATACCCCAGTGCAGCTCTCTGGATAACCGGAGATCTAGGCTTGCGCGGTGTTGTTACGACCATTTTACCAGCGTTGGTAACTTGGTCTTCGGCTAAATGTTCGTCTAACGAAGTTTTTATAGGCGCCATCCTCAAACCGTTGGGGCGAAATGATTACAAGGCAATTTCGACCCATTTTGACGCCACCCCTTCGTCTAAGTTTTCGGCCAAATTCGTCTACAGCTTCGTCACTGACTGACGATCTTTGTCAGAGCGTCCTTATCTATCGCAGTCCGCTCAGAAAGCTCGACACCTCGTCGAACCAACTCCGTGCCTCGCTCGACAAGGTCTGCGCATCGGGCAAGCTGCTCTCTTTCAGACTCGCAGGTACCGCCGGCAGCTGCGGACAGTCGACGCTTTGCATCGGCGGCCTGCTTGCGCACCCGCTCAAGATCAGCGCCAAGATCGTCGACGCGAGCAAGCGCCTTGTCCCGGGCCTCCCACGCATCCACCAGGCTCTGTGCATAGCCTCTCTCCTTTTCACGATATTTGATCTCTAGAGACTGCGCACGAGTAGCGTAGTCCTCACGCAGCGCGGCGATCTCCTCGCCGTAAAGAGCAGATGCGAACTGGTAGCCGCAGGTAAAGGAGAGGCACAGTGTGACGACAACTGCCAAAACCTTTAACCTCATCTCTCAACCTCCTGTACACATTGCGTATTCCTTTTCACGTCGTGCGACAAGACCTGGGACTTTACGTCCGCCCGCGTAGACCCATCGCTTGATCTCCTCGCACGCACCCGAGTAGTCCTGAGCATTGAGCTTGATGACGAGCGTTGATCGACAGAAGGCATCTGTGCCGATATTGAAAGCGAGAGACGTATATGCATCCAGCTCACCTTGCGACAACGGAACGCGCACACACCGAGCGATCGCAGACTCTGCAACGCTCACATCCCTGCGGAGACGTTCGAGGGCATGAGGCACGGTAATCGTGTCGCCCATCTTCACACCTTCAGTCGAGCCAAACCCGATGGTCGGCACGTCTCCTTTGATAGGGATGTACGCCTTTTCGCTGAAGCCTTCGTAACTTGCGATGCCGATCAGTCCCGTCGCAGAAAGCGACAGGACTCCGACAGCAAGCCTTTTCTTAAGACTCACCTTTCTCCTCCTTTGCCCTTTCAGCCTTCGCCATCACGCGGATCATCTCTCCGCGATCTTCTCGCTTCGAGACCGGAACAACGGTCTTGCTGCGCTTGGGGCGCGCAAGTCTGTAGAGATACAGGATCGTGTCAATCGTCTTCGGGAGACAGCCGACGATCATGAAAAACAGATACAGGCAAGTCATAACGCTGACCCAGGTTTCGACCGGAAATCCGTACACAGTCAGTCCCGTCACTGCAACACCAGGTGAGGCTTTGACTGCTCCTGACGCAGTACCTGACGTGAGCGTCGCGGCAAAGCGCTTCAGCGGTGTCGTCGGCTCATCACACATCTAGTCCTCCCGATTGAAAAACGGATTGCACATGCCTGTCCACTGGGCCCAATCTTCCGTTTCGGTTTTATTTGCCCATAGCTTCCAGCCGAAGTTCCCGCGAATGCAACGCTTCGGGAAAAGTCCCCACGGCCACGCGCGCACGAAATACCACTGAAAGCCGATCAGCTTGCCGTTGCGATACAGGTGATGCCAGTTCGCCCCCGGCCGAAAAGGCTTGCGACCGACATCGACGTCACCAGTGAATTCGATGACGTCTGTCGACCAGCACTTGATGCCAACGACTTCGCGATCGAAGCCGTAGCAAGTATTGCGCCAGAACCACTTTGTACGACGGACGTAGGTCGCCCACTTCCCCGTGCCGGGATTGCGCTCCCAATGCCCGGCGTCACCGTCGGCATCGTTGTCATCGGTCATGAACCAGTCGAGCCACTTCGGAAGCCTTTTCGTTTCCTCATCAACAAAAAAGGGCAGGACCCAACACATAGCCTTGCCCAAAATTGTCATCGGGATCGAAAGACACCCGCACAAAAGCCATTTGATGAAAACCATTCTGCCTCCTTAAACGACTGCGCGATACTTAATCTCAGTGACACTGAACCTGTCCCCATTCGAATTACCACTGCCATCCTTCACATAGAAGAAGTTCAAGTAGTACGTCGAATTTGCCTGGAGCGTCATCGTGTACGCCTTCGACGAAACGGACCCCGAGATCGACATCAGGTATGAGCCACTGCCGTCAGTCGTCTTAGACTTCGCTTGACTTTGAGTCGGCTTGTAGATCTTTGTGCCTACGTAGACACCACCGAAGTCGTAATTGCTTTCAGAGCCTACGGACGCAGTAATCGAAAGCGTCGTCTGTTCCTTCGTCGTAAGCTTGATGTAGCCGTAAGACGTGCCAGAGTCCTTGTTGTACGACGTAGACCCGTTCTGGATGTTTGAACCGCTAATTTGGAAATTGGTGTTGTCGACCAAGTTCACAAGTTGATTGTGCGGGTCAGAGAAATCGCCAGACAGCACGATATCCACAGCCTGGAGCTCCTCGAGCGTGACGTTGATCGTCTGAGTCGAGAGCGCGCTGACCGTTCCAGTCTTTGTGCGATATCCAGTACACGACACAGACCATGAAACTTGAGCGCCGATGTAGGTGCTAACGCTCGCCCCCGTGGTCGACTTCCCGTCAACTGTCCACGTGACAGTTGACCCACCAGGCATACCTGCGAGCGTTATGGTTACGGAAAACGGCGGCGTCTGAGACGTCGACTTCGCCAAGCCATTCGCCAAAAGCTTCTCGTTAAAGGCGATGTCGGCGAGGGCCTCTTCCAGTGCCTCAACTCGACCCTGCAAAGAGTTATCGCCTCCTACCTCAGCGCGGATAGACTTAATTTCTTTTGCGATGCGCTCGACCGCGAGCTTGACCTCGGCATTTAAAGGACCAGGCGTGCGGCGCGCCGCAGCCGCCATGAAGGCGGCCGCAGCGTTGAGCAGATCGCGATCGTGAGATGCGTCTGCCATAGTCACCTCTTAAGCCAAAGCGGCTTCAAAGGCAGCGACGAAGTCCTGCTTCGTGCCGATGTTTGCGTTGATCGTCGTGATGTCACCGGCGTTCTTCTGGATCGCCGCCGTGTTCGTCTGAACCTGACTTTCGAGAGAGGTGAGCTTCGTCGTGTGCTCGCCAACCGTAGCCTCGAGAGCCGTGATCTTGCCGGCGTTTTCGTTCGACTTGGTCTTGGCGGCCTCGGCGGTCGTCTTCACGGGGTTGACGGCTTCGCTGATCTGCGTCGCGACTTCGCTCTTCTTGGCATAGTCAGTCAAGTCGGTCTTTGCACCGATCTGAGCGAACTCACCAAAAGCTCCGTCAGCCGCAGTACGAGCAAAGAGCTTGTACTCAGCGCCCTGAACGCCACCGACCATCTGAACCGTGGCCGTGCCGGCCTTCGTGACAGTCACAAAAACGGGATCAGCCGTGAAGCCGTCAGGAAGACCAGTAGCACCCGTGACGACGTAAGAGCCTTCTTCAGTCAGCGTGTCGAGGGCAATGCCAGACTTTTCGACAGCGGCACTCAAAGCGCCGATGTTCGCACGAGCCTGCTTCTTCTGCTCGTCGTTCAGAGACTGAGCTTTGTCGAACTGAACGTGACCCTGAGCGATCTGCTGAAGGGCGGTGATCGCGTCCTTGTTCGTGACGAGAGCGTCAGCGAGCTCTTTCAGGGTATCGTAGGCTTCACCGGCACCGCCGAGGAGGTCATCCTTGACGGACTGCTTGGCAGCCGTGATCTTAGCCTCGACATTCTGAGACGAGTAGGTCTTCGTACCAGAAGCCTGAGCGTCGTCAATTTCGACCTTTTTGGCGACTTCACCCTGAAGCGCAGTGATCTTTCCTTCGTTTGCCTCAACGCGCTGAGTGAGGGCCGTGACAGCCGTACCGCCGTTCTCGAGTTCCTGAAGAACGACGTTCAGTCGCTTGCCCTCATGGTCGATGTCCTGAGAGTCGACGAGCGCGAAAGTGCCGTTATTCTTTTGCTTGATCTTACCAATGAGTTCAATTGCCATTTTTCTTTACCTCATTCGATTACTTGACAGTGACCTTGGTGGAACCGAGGCTGGCATTGTCAGAGCGATACACGTCGTAGCTTTCCTGGTAGCCGGAAGCGTTCGTGAAGTCGATGGTCTTCAGCTTGGCAAAGCCGCCCTCGAATCCGCCGACGAAGAAGGCAGGCGTGCCGAAGCGGGTCGGGATGGCGTAGTAGATGTATTGGCCTTCAGTGGCGTTCACAGTGAAGTCACGCGACTTGGAGCCGGTCAGAGCCTTCTGAAGGCCCGTGACGAAGTCATCCGTCACACCGTCGGCTTCGACAGCACCGATGCCCCAATACGCGCCGTTGAGGAAGGAGACCGACGTCGTCTTGGTGGACGTAGCTTCGCGATCGTCCTTGGCAGTGAGGCTAAAGGTCTTGTTCGCCTTGAGACCCAAGCCGGTAAGTTCCTTCGTCGTGGCGTTAACGTCTTCCTGCTGGCCATCAAGCGTGAGGGACTTCGGCTTCTTGTTAAAGGCAAACTTCAGCGTGACGGCATCGACCGTTGCGCCCATTTCGACCGTGTTCACGTTGTTCGTGAAAGACGTAATCTGGATCGGCTTGTAGTTCAGGTCGTCGAGAGCTTCCTGGACGGTCTTCCCGTTGTAGGACACCTTGTCGGCAGACGTAGACTGACCGCCAGCGGCGATTTCACCTCGAACCTTCTTGATCTCCTGGCCAACGCGCTCGGCAAGCTCTTTGCCGCGAGTTTCCAGATCCTTAAGTTCAGCCATTTTTGCAACCTCCTTGTTGCGATTAAATTCCCGAGCTCAGCTCGGCTTCAAAGGTCTTTACGAAGTCAACGGGATCGCCTAAGCGCTCCTGAATCTTTTGCGAAGACCAAACTTTCTCAGCGGAGACATCCGCGTCATCAATGCGTACGCCCAGGCATCCGACGACTTCACCGACAGTGAATGTCGACTCGGTAGTGTTCGTGATGATGAAGATTTGTCCGCTTGAGTTGACGACCGAGTCGCCAGCTTTTGCTCCAAGCGACGGTCTAAGGTTTTCAAGTGCAGTCGTCTCGAACGCATCGAGCGATGCACAGACCCTGATCGAGTAGCCTTGCGTCCCCGGCTCGCCCCTCGGGCCTTGAATGCCGGGAACGCTTACTCTCACTACGCGCCGACCACCGACAGGCGGGGGTGCTGGATAGCACCCCGGGTACCCCAACGGCGGAATTACGCAGTCGCCGTAGGCCATTGCGTCACCTCCTTGCACACTTGAACTCGTCCACTTAGCACGCGCGTGACTTCTCCGCCTTCAGAGGCAAGCTCAAGGTCATAGACGTAGCTGCCTGCCGGCAGGTTTTCAGTGACTTCGTGCGGCCAGAGAAGCGTGAGCGTCTCCTTCTCGATTGAGATGCGCGAGTTCTCCGTGGTGAGACGATCAACCACCGTTTTGCTTGATGCTGACGGGCGTATCTCCATACGAGCGCTAAACCCCGTCAGATCAAGCTCAGAGAAATCGTCGATAAAAGCGATCGGCACTCGGACATCCGAGCCCTGGTCGATGTGGATGTCGAGAGCAGTAGCCATGTCGTCCCCTTACCGTTCGGCAAGAATCGTTGGAAGCTCAGGCCAGACAACGTCGTAGGGGAATCCTTCCTGCTGTGGCACATCACGCAACGCCGTGCGATACGCCTTGACCGCCTCAAGATCTTCACTTGAGATCGGATAGTCGTCCATCAACAGATAGTCCGTGTCAGAGATCAGGGAATCGCGCTTCGAGCGGATCTGCTCTTCTGCCTCAGCTAGCTTTTCCTCTTCTGTCTTTTCAGGAATCTTCTCGACAGACCAAGAAAGATCTTCGCCGCGCTTTTCCCGATAACCCTCTTCATGCGAGAACTTCTGGATGAGCGATCGCATTTCGATGTCGTGCGGCGTGATCGTCGTGTGAGAGATCACGATGCCCACGCATTCCGCAGCGCACGTTGGCTTTGCTTCCGACTTCCACGACTCGCCGTCGAAGCGGTAGAAAACCTTGTCGTCCGGCTTTGCATCGCCCCAGGGAGGCAGCAAGGTTGCGGACGGCGGCATGAGCGCTTCGCCGTCAATCACTTGGACGGAAAGCTCGTGCTCGAAGTACCCGGCGTCATCAAAGCGATACGCCGTCTTGAAATCGGAGGCCATGTGACTACTCTCTCCTCTAAAAAAATCGCGGCCCTGAAGCCGCGTGAAAAAAGGTATTCAATCGCCGACGGCAACGGGTTGACGCTCCGCGTCATGCCGTCCGGCAAAAAGATCTGGTATTTGCGCACGTCTTCATCGAGCCGTGTCGCCGACAAAAAGCTCGGCGAGTACACAGACATGAATCTCGCGCAAGCACGACAAAAAGCCCGACGCCTAAGAAAAGACATCGGGCTCGAGCCGCCCAAAGGGTATGTACTGAAAGACGCCTTTCGTCTTTGGTGCCGCCTCAAAAAGCCCCAGATCGTGAGCTATCAGGACGAACGCCGACGCCTGGAGCGGTACATCATCGAACCGCTCGGAAATCGTCAGCTCGACGAGATCACCGCCCCACTCGTCATCCGCACCGTGCAGCAGATCGAGAAAGACGGGAAGCAAGCGACGCTCAAGCGCGTGCTCATGCGCCTTCGCGAGATTCTTGACCTCGCCGTCTGCGCGGGCTACATCGAGCACAATCCGCTTGCTCGTGTGTCAAAAGTTTTCGCTCCTCCGCATGTCAAGCCGATGCCGTCTGTCGACTGGCGAGAGTTGCCCACCGTGATGGCGGTTATGAAAGAAGCGCCAGAGCGCATGCGCGTGCTCTTCCTCTTCTCGCTCTGCTCGATGCTTCGACCGGGCGAGACTGCTTCGCTCGAGAAGTCGTGGGTCACAGAAGACGCGATCCACATACCAGCTGAGCACATGAAGAAGCGACGGCCATTTCGCGTGCCCCTCACGTCTTTCATGAAGGAGCTGATCGCCAGAGAGCAGGCGCTCAGCCCGAGGCCACGAAGCGGCCATGTCTTCGCCGGCAAGTGCACCGGCAAGCACATGAGCTCGCAGGCCTTGGCGAAGTATCTGCACAGTACATCGCTCAAGGGTCGACTCGTCGCGCACGGACTACGCTCGATCGCTCGATCGTGGTTGGCTGACGAAGCTGTCCCTTTTGACGTTGCCGAGATGTGCCTCAGTCATGACGTCGGTACTCAGGTGAGCAGGGCTTATCAGCGCTCCGACTTTTTCGACGCCAGACGCTCAGTTATGGAGCGCTGGAGCGAGCACGTCCGCGCTTGTGCTGAAAGTGCCGGCATAATCGACTGGAAGTAACTCCCATCGCGGGTTTCGTCGAGTTGCAGATGAAACCCGCCTATGTGCCAGGCACGGCTTTGGGATCGCTCTACGCCTAGCAAATCCGAGTTCCGAACATCAGTGGTAGCTTTGGCTATGACGGGTATGGGCTTATGAATTTCGGAAAAGGTGCCTTTGCGATGAGTACAAAGCAACCGAAAACCTTTGGGGAAGGGCAGTACTACGACAGTTACGACACATCCTTCAGCGCGAAAAGGTCAAGTTCGACTTATGGCGCGGCCTCGACAGTACAACCGTCCTCGATGCGCCTCGTTCCTTGTATAAAAGCCTAAGCCTTAACGCACAGGATCAACCTGACCGACGAAGGCTGAACAGTAGAAGCGTTGCCGTAGGTTGAAGAGGATCGAGACGCGTCAATCCCGATGCCGGGTTTGCCGTTGTAATAGTCATTGCCACCAGTCGCGCCGGGGAGGTTCTGGAGCGAGACGTGGTACATCGAGCCTGTAAACGTGCCCGTGCTTGCGTACCCGCCGAAGACCCAGTCGCCTTCACCACTGATGTTCGGTAGGTCCGAACATCACAGGGTATCTTAGTAAGTCAGACTTTAGCCACGGCACAAGCTATACAGGCGTTTTTTCACAGACTGAGCGTGGCAATGCCTGGGGCGGCGGTACCTCTGGACATGAGAACACTTGGGATACTCCATATTTTTCCGCTGGAGCTGCTAACAGCACCTATGGTTCGTCATCTGTCGTTCAACCAGCCTCGATTCGCTTGATGCTGTGCATCAAGATTTGATGCAATACAACAGGCGGGTTGATGCGGGCTGGACGGTCGACGCCGCTCCGTACACAGACGACGAGAGCGAAGAGTTCATCGTCACGCGACCTCCGTCCCAAGCGCCACCTTGATTAGAATTCAAGCCGATGCGTGCTTCCCCAGTAAATGCTCCAGTGCATTTCAGCCCTGAGGTATTCCCGTGCTCAGTAAATGTACCCGTGATGTTCGGTGCGTCCGAACATCACGGGCACACTCAACCCTGTGTGTCAGCAGTACAACGCGACCGCGCCGAGCGGTGCATTCAGTAGCACAACGGGCGGCGGCATGACTGGCTACGAATTCGAGAGAATGAAAACAAACTTTGTCTTCGACGCCTCCGATTCCTCGTCAACCTACGGCTCAGCATCAACCGTACAGCCTTCCGCACTGCGGTCGCTCCTGTGCATCAAGATTTGATGCAGTACAACAGGCGGGTTGAAGCCGGCTGGACGGTCGACGACCTTCCGTAAACGGCGCTAGACCTTGAAGCATCAATGCCAAAAGTCGTTGGAACATTTTGTCTGCCATCTTGTCCGTGGTAGTCGGCAGTACCATAGTCAGACCCAAAGAAAGCGCCCGTATGCTTAGATGTCATCAGTTGATAGCCACCAACCATGACCTTTCCGGTGATGTTCGGGCAGACCGAACATCAGTGGACGACTCAGCGCATACAACTGTGACGCTTCCAAATTCTCAGGGCCATTTCAATATGTAGGCAGGGAAGGCGGCGTAAGCTCTGCGTGGCATGACGCTCCGTACGCGAATTTTGACGCCTCGCGTTCATCGTCAAAATACGGCTCTTCGTCAACCGTCCAACCAGAGTCCATCCGCCTGATCCCTTGTATCAAATCTTGATGCAAGGGATGAGCCTCAGTGCCGAAGGCTGCACTGTGGAGCTTTTGCCGTAGACCGAGGAAGAGCGAGAGGCCATGAATGACGATTGACAGGCGCAACTCTCGGAGCTGATTGTGGTTCCGGGGTACAACTTCAAGACATTAAACGCGCCGCCAGTCCAACCGCCGTTACCGTAGTCAAGTCCCGTCACAGTGCCCGTTATGTTCGGACCGTCCGAACATCACGGGTTCAACGTCATGGGACGTGAACGGCCTGGGTAAGGCCGGTGTTGGATACTCATCTTGCGGTAGCTCTCGAATAAGCAATAACGGCGCAATGTCTGTGAGCACAGGAACGTATTGGGCATGCATTGGCTCTAGCGGTGCGGATTGCGGTAATAATGCCGTCGTCAACATCAATGCTAAAAATTCCAACTCCGTATACGGCTCGTCTTCTGTGGTTCAGCCGAGTTCGACGCGACTGCTCATGTGCATCAAATCTTGATGCAGAAGGTGCAACGCAAAGACGACGGTTGAACTGTGCTTGCTGAACCATAAATACTCTTAGAACTTGAAGCATTGAGTTTCAGCACTTTGCCGTTAGTCGCACCACCACCTGGGGCGTTGTAGGTTCCGTTGAGCGACAAAGCACCAGCGTTCAAGGATGGGCCACTCCATCCATGACAAACGAGTGCTTCACCTGTGATGTTCGGTAAGCCCGCCGACACCGACTGACCGACCTCGCTCTGCGTATTCGTGCCCTCGATGAACTTGTGATGCAGGTTCGGGAGGTTGAACGTCGTCGAGCCGTCACCCGAGCCGTACTTCGTCCCGATGACCGCAAAGAGCGCGGCATAGGTCGTGCGGCTCACAGCAGCCCCGTTGCACTGAAGCCATCCTTCAGGAACGTCGTGAAAAGCCGAGATCATTCCGGTCGGCACCGACAACGGCTTGAGCTTCGGAAGCATCTCGGCGAGCGCCTGCGAGATCTGGGTGAGAGAAGCATTAGAAATCGTCATCATTTACTCCGAGAAAGGCTGAGTCGTGCCGCCCAACTTGGCGACAGCATTCGAGAGCTGAGAGAGAATCGTCTTGACCTGAATCATTTCAGCAGCGACCTCGCCGCCGACCAAGTGACCGCCCTTCGTAGAGCCATCGCCCACGTAGAGGCTCAAGGTCTCGCTATTGAGCGCAAGCTCGCCCTTTGCAAGCGTCACGCCTGCAAGCTCAGACGTCGTGAAGGTCTTCAGGCAGAGCGTCACGCCGCCGCCCTTGAGGTCGATCGACGTCGCGAGCTTCTGAGCCGTGACCGAGCGATCGGCCAGAGCGGTCGCAGGGATCGTGCCCGCTTTGAGGACAGAGCCCTTCAAAGTGTTGTCCTGCGCCCAATTGAAGCTTTGAACCGCAGAAAGAAATTCCGTCGTCGAAGGCGGCTCGGACGGCTTCATGCCTGCGGCAGCGAGCATCGTCATGCGCATCTGATCGATGACGTAGAACCATGCGGCACCCGGATAGGTTGCGGGCGTGCCCGTCTGCGGGTTGCCGCTCGTTGGGTAACCCTTGGATGAAAGAGTCGACAGTTCAGGCGGCGACTCAATCGCGCCAGACTGCCAATAGCCTTGACTCATCGCTTATCTCCGTAGAAGAAAATCACAAAAACATGAGCCGGGGCCAAGGCTCTGATCATGCACTCGAGAAGCGCATTGCCCCATCGTCCGAGCGGTTCGTCAACGCCGCAGGACACATCAAAATAGCGAAGCCCGCCGTCTTCCTCGATCGAGATGATGAGCGTCATCACGCTCGACCAGGAATCGTCGAAGAGACCGTGGTCGACGCGGCTTGCGCAGGTGAAAGGCTTCGTCGACTCGACCTTGGCGTGGAAACCAAGCGTGCCCGCGAGGCTCTCGAAGAAGGCGGCCGTCAAGCCAAGATTTGATGTGATCTTGGCGAGGAGCTCCTGTCGCATCTGCTCGCGACTAGGGTCGGCGATTGCCGCAAGGCATTCGCTCGGAATGCCCCACTCCTCAAACCACAGACTCAGCTCTTCGATCGAAGTGCGCGGGTCCGACTCCTCGATGACGGCGTGCGCGCGTTCGTCGACGCGGGCCGCCTCCATTGCGAGGGCATAAAGCACCGCGTCAATCGTGCTGCCGACTCGTCGGGACCAGATCGGGCCTCGAGGGAGCAGCGCGTTGACTAGGTGCGTGTAGTGAGATTCAGTCAGTGCCATGCGATCACTCCCAAGTGATCTTTCCCGGCACGAGGATCTCGCCCGTCTTGGTCGGCACGTCTTCAGTTGGGCTGATGAGTCGATAGGAGCTCACCTCGCCGACCGACGAGATTGCGCGGTCAAGAGACGTACGCAGGATCGGACCGCTGGGGACGGCCTCGGAGAGGATCACGCCCTCGATGGCATTCTGGATCTTCGCCTTGATCTTCTCGTCCTCGGGGAAGACGTCGAGTGTGATGTCAAGCTTCTTCGGGATCGGGGCTTCAACGTGAAGGACGGCGGTCACAGGCATCTGGTGCTCGATGTAGTCCGTGACGCGTTCGATCATCGTCTGGTTCGGGATGCCGTTCTCGGTCATGCCGTCCGTCATAAAGCGAACGGTCACATGACCTTGTCCTAGCTCCTGCGGATAGCACCACGCACGCGTGACGCCAGAGACCGAGAGAGCCCACGAGACGTAGTCGGCCTTCGTGCCTGCCTTCGGGGGATTCTTCTGTCTCTGAAGAAGGCGATCACGAAGCGACTCATCATCTTCCGCGTCGGCCCCGCCCGTGAGTTCGCCTGCTACAGACGTGCTCATGATGCCGGGCACAGGGCTCACAAGCGTGAGCTCCATGCCCGCCTGAGCGTTGCCTGCAGCGCCCGCCTCTGCGGCGGCAATCGGTGCCTTGAGCTCGACGCTGTCGGACGTCGTGACGTAGACCGTCTCGTCCTCGGCCTGCAACTGAGTGCCGCTCGGCACCGTGCCTGCACCCGTGAAGGTCACTTCCCCAGTAGCCGCTGTGGCGGCCTTGCGGTAGATGCCGTACTCGGATGCGCGTCGCTCGAGGTACTTGCCCTCGGCCGTCGTCGTGAAGCACTGTCGAAGCACGAAAGCGATGAAGCCGTGAAGCGTGTGCGAGACGCCGGCGATCACGCGGCAAAGCACGGGCACCGTGCTCCACCGCATGAACTTTTTGCCCGCGCGGCTCTCGGCGTCAGACTGGACGCGAGCAACGATTTCTTTGAGTGTTGGTCTAGCAAAAGACATTCTTTAACCCCAAACATCCTGGAATCTCGCCGAGAGCTCCTGAGTGCCGTCAGGCTTGAAGCAGGTGACCTCGAGCGTCAGCTGATCGAGCCCGCCGCGCTCTGCGACAACTTCGATCTGTGCGCAGACCGCATCATCGAGAAGCCACTGCAGGCTTTCCTCGGCGTAGGCCTTTGCGCGCTTGAGCACCAGAGGCGTGAGCTTCTGACGCTGAAGCAGCCAGAGCCTCGAGCCGATCCTGTCACCAGAGATCGACGCGAAGGTGTCGCCCCACCACCCTTGTCGGGCAGGTGCCTTGACGCCGTCGTCATCGGCAGACTTGCGCCATGAAAAAAGGCTGATCAGCACCGCTTGCGCAAGCTCATCAGCCTCAAAATCCGACAGGTCCGCAGTCCTGCCGTTAAGTTTTAGCTCCATGTCAACCTCATTGCGGTTTGCCCGTCATGCCGTCCGAGTCACCAGGGTGCACGTGGTTGTCGAGCGAGATGCCCGCAGCGACCACGTCGCCCGTCGTAACGAGCGAGCCGTCGACCGTAGCACCGGAGCCGCCAGAGACGGCCATGCCGCCCGTTCCCGTGACCTTGCCGACCACGTTGAGGCTCTTCTCGATCCTCACGTCGCCGGTGATTGTGGTGCTGGGCGAGTCGATCGTGACCGAGGCCGCCTTGAGCGTGGCGCTCCCGGTGACCGTTGCGACGGCATCGCCGCCGACGGTCGCGTGCAGCCACCCCGGCGTCGAGGCGTCGATGCCCTCACGCGTCAAGTGAACCTTCTGCCCGAGGTCATCGAAAATCGCCACCTCGCCCGCCTTGAGTGGCTTCAGACGAAAGCGGCGGTCTGCGACGCAGATCACCACGCCGTGGGATCTGTCGCCACAGGGGAAGAGAGCGAAGACTTCGGCGTCTTCGTGTGGCTCAGAAGAGAAGCCATACGGCTCGAAGTGTTCGAGGTCGTCGCGCACTTCGTCAGCGAGAAAGCGAGCCTGAAGGCTCCTCATCTTCTTCTCGCCGTCAGCCACAGAGACCGTGCCTCTGGCCATCGCGTCATCAAGTCGCCCCATCATTTCACCTCAGTCCAAACGCCAGGTGCCGCCGACTCGCTCCCGCCCGCCGAGGCCGCCGTCGTCTTCGGCTTCAGCCCCTTCGGGTCGAGAAGCTCGAGCGTCGTCGTCATGCCTTGAGCAGACAGCGAGTAGACCACCTTCGTGATCAGAAAAGCGGCATTGAGCCTCAGGAAATTGTCGTCAACCTGCACCAGGCGATTAGGCTTCCAGAGCGAGCCGTCGGACTGCCGCCACCCTTGGACGACGTACGTCAGTCGCCGAGCGGCGGCAGCGCGATACGCCGCCTCAAAAGCCGCCCTGTTCTTGCACGTCGTCGGAGAGCTGAGCCCCGAGTCCTTGAGCACTTTGAGCCTGAAGCGGCTCACGGTCGGATCAACGCCGACGCCCTTGTCCTCGGCCGCCGAGCGACCGAAGTCCGTGTCCGTGCCGGCGTGTTGTCCGAGCGCGATGTACTTCGAGTACGTCTGAGACATATCGAAGGCCACCTGCGCGGACAAAATGTTCTCGCCAAGCACGAGAGCGTCGGTCGTGAAAGATTCGCTCGGCACTGTCACAACCAGATTGCCCGCCTCATCATCTGTAATAAGGAGGTTCTCTTTCGTGATCAGGCGCTGAATCGAGTCGAGGACGCTCTCGCCGGGATTCACGACGTGACCGGCGAGAGCGTCACCCACACCCGCCTCATCTTTCAGCTCGATGCCGTAAGGCGCAGCGAGCTCTGCGACGATGCGCTTCGCGGGAAGCTTCTTCCACTGCGTCGCGGGCTTGCCCGAAGGCTTGACCTGCGCCGCGCCAGTATTAGCGCTTTTCCCCTTGACGCCCGCCCACGTATCTGACGAGGACGATGACGAGGATGAGGCCGCGCCCGGTTGGACAGGACAACACTCGACCAGGTCACAGGTGCGGGACTTGCCCTGCACCTGCACCGTGATCGAGCGGCCGTCGTACCTCATCGGCGTCGAGGTGACGTAGCCAGTACAGACAAGATCCTCATCAATGAAGACCTGCACAAGCTCGCCGCCGCGAAAGACGCTGAAGTCCGTGTTGCCGGGAAAGGACTCCGTCACCTCGAGCGCGAAGGCTCGAGAGATCTGCTCGATGCCCGCCTCAATCCGAACGCTTTTCCACCCTGCGTAGCTTTTGCCGCCGACCTTGATTTCGACCTTATTCACTCAAAACCCTCAGCTCAGAAGCGGGACAGAAGCCCTCATGCTCGACGGAATTCCGTCGAGCGATCTCAAGGTCTCTGTCCGCGTCGTCGTGGTAGTCGTAGGCAAGCACGACAGCCGGGAAGACATCATCAGGCTTGACGATGACGACGTGCTGGAGCGCATCAGCCTTGTGAGTCAGCACATCAAAAATGGCCGCGCGGGCCTCATCAAGGACCTGATACATCTCGTCGTTTTCTTCCATCAGAAGCTCGTCATCGAGCACCTGACAGAGTTCATCTCGGAGCTCCACGATCTCGTCGTAGGACTGCGTTGTCGTGCGCATGTCCTCCTCACCATCGGGCGAGGAGACGTCTTTCGACGTCGCGACAAGCGTGCTCACGCCGACCATCTGAGCGATCAGAAGCTGTCGAACAAGCGTCTCGATTGCGGCCTGCGACTTCATGACCTGCCTGGTGACGTCGGACATCGGCTCGCCCTTGCGTTCAGCGTATGCCTTCGTCCGCGCCTTCAGCTTGTCATGCCTGCACAGATTCTTCAGAGACTTTGCGACGCCTCGCCACGCCGAAACCGTCGTCGCCCAGCGCGAGAGCCCGAGGGCACCCGCAAGGCGAGTGGCGAAGATCTTCGGGTCGGTCGAAAGCAGGGCCATCGCCTTGTCGGCAAGATTGGCCACGCCTTCGGCATAGTCGAAGAGCTTACCGAGGTCACCTGCGCTCACAAAGTTGAGGGCGTCGAGGAGACTGCCCTCGAGCGCACTGTCGACCCAGTCATTGATTGTCGACAGGTCGAATTCCTCGCAGAACTTGTCGACGGCGCTCTTCTCGACCGCGTCGGCCGCCTCGAGCGCTTCGGTGTCCTCGTCCGCCGTAACGGCAGGAAATTCGAGGGCACCCGCCTCGGTCGCGGTGATCGTGACCGAAGCGACGCCCAACCCCTGATCGAACAGAAGCTCGCTGACAGAGGTGATCGTCACCTCCATCTCGCCGAGCCAAGGATGAATCAGAGTGCCCGGGCCAGGCTCCTCGAGCTCGTGCATGAGCGCCTGAGCCTGTTCGAGGTAGTCGCTGCCGACAACGAAGCACTGGAGCGTTATGTTGCGCGTCGCGCGCCCCATGTCTTCGACGTAGGGGCGATCGCGTTGCGGGTACTCATACACGACAGTGCGACGACCGACCGTGATGCCCGATGCTTCAACCTCGAAAGGCACGCCACGGAAAGACGCAGGCTGTAGCTGTTCACTTAGCACACTCATACATCACCACGAGAAAGCGCCCTCCGTATAGCGCTGAGAAGCGCCAACGGAGCCTTGGATTTGAAGCCCGCGATCGGACTTGACGTCGGTCACACGCGCCGAGGTGCCCTGAGCGGCCGCAACCTCGACAGCCAGACGGCCCTGCACCGAAGCGGAGGGCATCTGGACACGCTCCTGCTTCACTTGCTGGGCCGCAGGCTTCTGGGCGTCGAGCCCGAGCCACGACTTAGCGAAGTCCGGCACGAGAGAGCCGAAGTCGATCTTTCCGAACAGCTCGGCGATCATCTCGCCGATGCTTGCGAGCATGTCGCCCGCAGTCTTCTTGAGACCTTCCCAAGCAGCGAGCCATTTCTCAGGCAGGATGCTCAGGGCGGCATCGAAAAGCTGTCCGAAGCCCTCGAAGACCCCAGGCAGATCGGCGCTCATGAATCGATCGCTGATCTGCGAGACGGCAGAGAAGATCGAGCCGACCCAGTCAGTGAGTCCGCCCCAGACGGCCTTGACGCCGTCCGCAACGGCCTTGCCCACGCCCTCGATCACAGACCAGATCTTGTCCCAGTTGGCAATGATCGAAGGCGCGACCGCCGCCGCGACGGCAGCGATGATGAGCCCAATCGGGCCGACCGCTCCGGCCATCGCGATGCCGACTGCCTTCGCGGCAGTAGCTAGCGCGCCGAACGTCTGGACCATCGTGATCACGGAGGATCCCAAGGAAACCAGAGCAAAAAGCGTCTTGCCTGCGATGATTGCACCGAGGCCGTAGAGGACCGTGTTGAAGCCGCCCAGTGCGTTGAAGGCGCGGATCGCGTAGTCTGCGAAGGTCAGCAGGCCGCCGACGATTCGCTCGAAGTCGATCTTGCCGAAGGCCTCTGCAAACCGCTCGGCGACGCCCGCGAATCGCTCGCTGAAAGCTTCACGATTCGTGACGATGATGCCCTGCAGGCGCTGCGCCATCGCGCTCACGGTCGGCACAAGAATTGAGCCAATCGTACGGCCGACGGAGGAGATCACCATCCTGAGGTTGGTGAGGTCGTCTGTGAGCTTGGCGGCCGCCGCCGTGTCTTCGTCCGACATGATGATGCCGAGAGCGCGAGCTTCTGCGGCCATCTTGTCGAGACCCTCAGCACCTTCGGTGAGAGCAGGCAGGATCTTGCGACCGCTCTCGCCCATCGCGGCCATCGCCATCTTGGCACGCAAAGCCGGATCTTCGTTGCGCTTGAGCGCGTCCGAAAATTCCCTGAAGAGGACTTCTGTCTTCTTGACGTCGCCGTTGGCGTCACGCACGCTGATGCCGAGCTTCTCGAAAAGCGTGAAGGCATCAGAGCTCGTGTCGGGCCCGTTGGCAATCTCTGTGACGTGCTCGGAAAAGTCCTTGAGCGCGTCCTCGAGGTCCTCAGGCGCGGCACCAGCACGCGTAGCAGCGTAGCTCCACTCCTGCAGGCGCTCGGAAGACAGACCGCATCGAGCGGCCATCTTGTCGAAAGCATCGCCTGTTGACGCGAAGTCACTGATGCTTTGCTGTAGCGAGAAGCCGACGGAAGAAGCGGCCGCAAGAAGCGGACCGGAGAGCTTCTCGCCGAGCTCCTTGGCCTTGTCCCCAACGTCCTTCATTGACGAGGAGAAAAGCGCCATCTGGCGCTTGAGGCTCTTGAAGTCGGTCGATTCGACGATCTTCTTCAGGCCCGTCCACTTTTTTGAAAAAGCCTGGATGACCGGCGCGGCAGTGTCGCGCACGGCCAGTACTGCTGTCAGGCGAAAATCCTTACCTGCCATCTAGCTCCTCCTGGATGCGATTCCACTGCGCTGTGTAAAGAGACAGTTCAGAAAGCGGCATCTGCAGAAAGCTCTCCGGGGAGAGCTTCCAACAGTACGCCAGATCGAAGCAGCGCTCGATCAGATCGCTCAGATCGTCTGCGCCGAATCGCCGAAAAAACCCACGACCGTCCAAGTGAGGGCCGTGAAGTCGCTGACGGCGAGCTTGTCAACCGCGCTCGGCGGAATCTTGCCGAGCTTGGAGACGTAAGCGGCACAAACCTTCGTGATCGGCTGAGGCATGCCGCTCTCGGTGAGAGTGAACGGCAGACCCAGCTCACGCACGAGCATCGTCGTCGGCTCTGCGAACTCGAGCTCAGCGATTCTCTCACCCGCGTGCACGATCGGAGTCTTTAGCGTGTAGATCATGCGAGATCTCCGTCAAGACCCTCGAAGCGAAGAGAGACCGTGCCGTCAACGGGCTTGAAGGCCGCGTCGCCGACGAGATACGCGTCGCTCAGCGTATAGACCATGCCATTCGCGCACTCGGCGGTGATGGTCATCGCCTCAGACTCGACGAGGGTACTCGTCGGGAAGTCAGCGGTCACGATGAAGTCGCCCGCGATGTACGGAACGTTGACCGTCTCCTTGAAGCCGACGGGGCCGCCGGTCGAGGACATGCTTTCTCGCGTGACCTTGGCCATCGGGAACTCAAGGTTGCCCTGGAGTTCAAGCTGCTGACCGTCGACCTTCACGTAGCAGGTGCCTGCAATTTTCTTACCCATGGTTTACTCCTCGCTGTACTGCAGACGGAACTGGTTGAGGAGCGCGAAGATCCTCAGCTGATTGACGTAGTCGGGCGGGAACAAGACATTCAGGCGATTGGGATTGTCGACATCGCGCTCGACGATCAGATGTGCCTTGAAGAGGTCGCGGTTCTCGCAGATTCCCTTGAGCTCGAGGCGCGCGTACTCGGCGACAAGCTCACCCTTAATCACGGACGGCGTCACGATGGCCTGACCGGCACCGTAGCGCGTGCCATCATCGGCAAGCTTGTGACGAGCGTACTTGGACGTGATGATGCTCTTGAGTCGACGAAGGATGTAGGCGCTCGTGTGAAGCGTCTCAGAGTCGAGATACGAAGCGTCCGCGTCGCCCATGGCGTTGCGCTGATACGTCGTGACAGCACGTTCGATCTGCACCGTGCCGCTCACAGTCGTGAGCGTAGCAATGCCGTTCTCAAGGAGCGTCTGGCGCTCGGTGAGGATGAAGCGCTTGCCGACGGCCGAGGCCATCACGCCCGTGAGGGCACCCGTCTGCGTCGGACGAGCAGGATCGGCACTGATGAAGACGGCCGTGCGAGCCAGGTAGGCAGCGAGGACTTCTTCGACGGCGGTCGGCATGGCAGGCTCAACGCCCACGATGGTCGCGTGCTGATCGTTGCGGGCCGTGCCGAAGCTCTTCAGGGTGTTGATGTCGCCACGCTTTGCGGTGTAGACGTGACCGAAGAGCATGCGGTACGGGGACCAACGGCCAGACGTGTCGTTCATCTCGGTCTGGAAGGCGTCGAGGACGGCCGTGTCGGCGTAAGGACAGCCAATGAAGTCGTAGGCTTCATCGCCCATCGCCTTGATCGCATCCGCAACTTCCGGATCGACAGTGCCGCCGTTCATCGCGGTGATCTTAACTGAGATGCCGGCAGGCATCGCTTCGCCGTTAATCAGGCCGCGGAGGTTGACGCCGAGCTGAATGCCGTTGCCGACAGTGCCCTTGGTCTTGGCTGTGAAGGTCACGACGCCGGAGACGGCACCAGCAGTCACGGGGAGATCCTTCTTGAGAGAGATCGCGTCGGAGAGAGCGGTCGCAACCGTCTCGCCCGCGTCGCCCGTCTTGACAGCGACCTGAATGCGTTCGCCGCCGACATAGAAGGAAAGGGTGCCGGCCTCAAGGGCTTCACCCTTGACTTCGGCCTTGCCGGTGGCAGCGCCTGCGGACAGACCGTCCTTGACCGGGATGCAGACGAGCTGACCGAAGCTATCGACCGTGCGATAAGCCTCGACCATGCGTGCCAGCATCGAGCCGCGACCAAAGAGCTTCTTGGCCATGGCCGCCGTCGAGACAGTCACAGGAACGCCGACTTCGGCAGTGCCGTCAAGCATCTGGCCGATGAGCAGAGACTTCGACTCATCCGTCGGCGTGGCCGCCGCAGAGTTGTCCATCTCGGCATAAAAAAGCGGCACTCGAATGCCGCTCGGAATCGTATTAAAGCTAACGCTCATAAGTGTTCACCTCTATGTGTCCTTCCAAAATCCCGTCAGGCTTGCCCTTGGTGGTTGATGGATCGATACAGTCGACATCGATGTCCGCGCCTTCGAATTCGGGCAGGGCATTGAGTTCGACTTCTTGGTACGTGTCGCTCGTGTCGAGATAAGTCTCGAAAGAGAACTCGAGCTGGTACGCCGCGCGGGCGTCGTCCATGTAGATCAAAGACCCGCCCTCGAAGATGATCGGGCCGTGCTCGTCGCGCGGCTTCATCGTCCAGGAGAGAATGGCCTTGAAGACCTCTGGCTTGAGAAGCTCGATCCATCGTGACGCGTCCTGCCCTCGCTCGTCTGCGAAGTTCGAGACGAGCAGGATCACCCCGAAGGTATTCGTCACGACCTGGTAATAGCCGACCGCGTCATCCATCGAGCCCGCGTCTTCCCTGAGAGGGACGACGTAGGCGGCAGGAAGCGGAGGCGACTCGTCTTCAGTGAGTCCCGCCCACTGAGCCGCGCCTGCGACGCGCGTTCCGAAGGTCGGACAGCGCACGCGAAGCGCCTTGATGATTGGGTCAAGAGTCATGTCTCACTCACTTGATCGCGTCGCCCAGCGCGTCGAAGAGCTTTTCTTGCAAAGCCTTCGACTGCTCTTTGGCCGCTTCAGGGATGAAGTTTTTGCGGGGCGCAGCGACCTTGACGCCTCCGCGGGCCTTGTGCTTGCGCGCCTGATCCGCCGTTTCCGTGCCCGGACCTCGGTGGCCGTAGACGACGAAGGCGGGGTAGTACACGGGCATCGTGCTCGTCTTGGTCGGGTAGACCGCAACCGAGTAGCCGGATTTCGAGACCTTCGTCCTGATCGACCTCGACATCTCGCCAGTCTGACGTCCCGGAAACTGCCCGGCTTCAGAAACAGCGCGGCGGCTGATCTTCTTTCGGGCAAGTTTGCGAACCTCATTGCCTGCCTTTCTCAAGGCGACTTTCAGCGGCTTCGGGTCGTAGTCAATCGCCTTGAATCCAGGGTCGACGTGGCATGCTACAAGCATCGCCCTTCTCCTCAACATCAAGAACCGTGAAGCGGTCGAGGCCGCCAAGATCAGCTACACGACGAAGGCGAAAAATCACGCCTTCGATCATCAGCTCGGTCACGCCCTTGAAGTCTCGCGGACCAGTGCGACCGGGCATCGAGCGAACAATCACACGATGCGTCACACCAGACTCGATCTGCTTCGATCCGAAGTAGATGCAAGAGCCGACAGGCTCAAGCCTCCCCCACACGACATCTTCGCGGACAGACGCTTTGGAAAACCCAAGACGTCCATCCGGCACAGACATCGTGTGAAAGATCTTGACCCTTCGATTCAGCTTTCCGATTTCAGGTCGATTCATTTCCACGTCCTAAAAGGATCGAGCAAAGCATGAAGTTTCGGCAAAGGCGTTACAGCACCTTCAACCGTGGCTTCACGATGCTCGTAGTAATGGGCGACCTGAATCAGAATCCATTGCCTGATCGCGGCGGGAACGTCGGAAGGTTCAGCGCCATAACCGACCGTCCCTTCTCGCGAGATCAAGCCGCGCTGTAGCTCGTGCTCAGCCATCTGGGTAGCGGAGAGGCACAAAGCCTCAATCAGCGCATCGTCAGCGGAGTGATCAACGCGGAGATGAAGCTTTGCGTCCTCGAGCGTCACAGCTGACTTCGCCGTAGACGTGTCAATCATGACGCCTCCTTACTTAGGCCGTCGGGAGCGTAAGAGAGCCGCCGACGAGGGCCTTGGTACGTTCGACGCCGAAGCCGAGACGGCGTTCAGCACGGATCGTGACCAAGTTCTTCTGAACGTTGTCGCTGTCCTGTTCGAACAGTTCGACGGTCATGCCCTGACGGTTCCAAAGCGTAGCGGCCTGCGTAAAGTCGCCGACGAGGAACTTGCCGGCGGTAATGGCCGGCGTCGTCCAGACCGGAAGGCCCCAGAGATACTTCGGAGCGACAGAAGCCGGATGACCGAGGTAGTAGTCACCAGAGGCATTCTTTTCCATCTGCATGTTCGTCCAGTCAGCCGGATTCAGAAGAATCACGTTCGGACGGAAGAAAGCCTGTTCGACCTTGGACTTGGCCATGAGGATGAGGTCAAAGGACGTCGGGTTCTTCGGAAGCTGAGCAAGCTTCGTGATGCCGTGATCGGTGAAGTTGCCTGCGGTAAGAATGCCGCTGAGGTTCTGACCCGTGCCGTTGCCAGTCACGAGCTGATCTTCGACGACGAGATCGATACCGTACACAAGACGCTGATTGATGTAGGCCACGAGAGCCGGAGCATCAGCCATCAGCTGCTTGGACACGCGAGCAAGATGAGCGATCGTCTTGATCGTGCCAGTCTTCGTTTCGAAGGCCGTAGAACCAAACGGCTTCTGAGCACCTTCAGCAACGAAAGCCGCACCGTTGAAGTTCTCGGCTTCCTTTTCCTGAACGTATTCAAAAGCGTTCGTGGTAATCGGGAGCGTCGGGAAGAGACCTTCAATCGTGAGCGGACGGAAAGCACCAGCGAGGATGCCCGGGCGACGATAAGCCTGAACGATGCCGCCAGTCGGGGTAGTGATCGGATTGACCGCTTCCTTCTTATCGAACTTTTCGGCGATTTCGACGCGAGCCTTCTGGGCAGAGCCGTCGCGGAAGGCCTTGAAGCCGTCGGTATCGACAACGCTGTCACCAGCCGTCTTAACTTCGGCTTCCTTCTGAGCGGCAACGCCCTTCTGCTGAAGCTCGAGAAGAGCGCGGGAGAACTTAAGCTGTTCTTCACCAAGGCGCTTAAGCTCATCTGCGTTGGACTTAGAAGTCTCAGACATCTTGCCCTCGATAGACTCGAGAGCCTTCATGATTTCATTCATTTCCATGGTTTTCACCTTTCGTTAGGAGAGAGATTGCTCAAGCTTCTTCAAGCGCTCGAGCAGTTCTTGTGCCGCTTTTTCTTCAGCGTCAGACTCCCTCTGACCTTCGAAA